CCTCAACCTACGACAACACTCAAGTTGTTGGCACAAGCTTGCAGGTTTTGAGCACCACCGACTTCCCCCCAACTGGAAGCATTCGCGTGTCGCAAGCGGGCTTAACTGGCACTTGTGAGGTTATGACCTATTCGCTCAAAACAGACACCACGTTTGTAATCAGCGGAAGGGCGCAAACAGGCGCTTCATTAACCAATCAAAGTTTTACCTACAGCCCAACGGCAATTTGTAGCGTTGAGTACGTGTCCCCTGACTCCGCTGTGGCGTTAAGCCATTGGGGCTCTTCGATAATTATGGATGGCAGGTTTGATGACGACAAATCGCTGATTTTTAACTACGGCACAAGGACTTTAATTTCAATTCCCGCAGGCACAACAGTCCCAATTCTTGCCTTGCGGATAGCCCCTTCAGTGGACAGCGGCGCAACTGGAACACTTGGCAACAAGGAAATCATCAACCACATGCAGTTGCAACCATATGAGCTTGGTTTAGTAACCAGCGGTGCGTTTTTGATTCAAATGACGCTGAATGCCTTTACAACTGGCTTCAGTGGGTCATTTGTGTCGCCTGTAATTGGATCGCAAATTACCTCGTCTTTGGCTCAGGTTGCTGAAAATACGTCCAATCTCGCCACTATCACAGGCGGTGAGTCAGCCGCCGCCGCTTACACCAACACCAATGGAGCAACAACTTTGGACTTGTCTCAAGTGCGCGACTTGGGCAATTCAATTCTTGGTGGTGGATTGACAAACGCCGTTCCAACAAGCAGGGCAAACTTTTATCCTGACGGGCCTGATATTTTGTATATCTCAGCCACAAACACGACGGCCGCCGCGCAAACTTTGCTTGCTCGTCTGTCTTGGAAAGAGGCTCAGGCTTAAGGACAAGATCATGGCCAAAAGAGGACTCTATGAAAATATCAATCGAAAGCGCGAAAGAATTACTGAAGGGTCAGGCGAGAAAATGCGTCGAGTTGGCCAAGAGGGTGCTCCTTCAGCTAAAGACTTTCGTGAGTCAGCCAAGACCGCCAAAATGAAAGAGGGAGGCCCAAGCCTTGCAGTTGGACGCGGCGAAAAGCTGTCCACGAAGCGGGGCGCAGGGCTTACCCAAAAGGGGCGCGACAAATACAATCGAGAGACTGGGTCTAACCTGAAGGCTCCCCAGCCTAAGGGGGGCTCAAGAAAAGATTCTTTTTGCGCTCGAATGTCAGGCGTTGTTGAGCACGCAAAAGGCGATGCGCCACGCGCCAAAGCCTCGTTGAAGCGTTGGAATTGCCCAAATTGGTAAGGAAAAATAATGGATGATGTTTTTAGAGTTACAAAAGACGCTTTAGGAAACCCTGTCTATACACACAACAATGAAGTTGTGTCTAAAGAGGTTTTTGACCAAAGAAACCAAGATTCAAATGCGCGTATGCAAGAGATGCGCACAAGTACCACGGCTGGCATTGATGACGACCCGGACATCATGGCAATGAGAGAAAAAGTAAAAGCTATGGCGGCGTCAAGAAAGCCAATTAAAAAAGCCAGTGGCGGTAAAGTCAATTTGAAAAATTGCAAAGTAACCTCTGCAAAGAAAAATCCCTCTAAATCAGGTTGGTAAAACATGGCCTATTCAGGAACCGTCGGAACCACCGTAATTGACGTACAAACCCTGATCGACCATGGGGCGCGTCGGTGCGGAAAATTGGCTGAAGAGTTGACCTCTGAGCAAGTTTTGTCAGCCCGAGAGTCCCTGTATTTCTTCCTGAGTCACTTGGTCAACCGTGGAATCCAGTATTGGGCCATCAGCAAGGTTGTTTTGGGTCTCAAGGCCAACGAGTACATCTACAGCCTGCCATTGGGGGCTGTGGACGCCTTGAACGTGCTGTACAGGACTATGGAGCGCCCAACAGGAACGGTGGCCTCATCTGCTGGTGGCGTGGCCGCAAACGCCTTTGATGGCGACATTGACACCTTTTGCCAGCAAACATCCACGGGCGGCGACATTTCCATCGACTATGGCGTCAGCGATCCAAATTACATTGGCTCGATTGGTTTCATGCCCTACGTTTCGGGTGGTGGATCACAGACATGGAATTACGTGTTTGAAAGCTCATCTGATGCGTTGACGTGGACTACCCTGTACACGGGAACAGCGGTTTCGGTGACTGATAAGCAGTGGGTGTGGCAGGACATTGACCCCGGGGCCAACGTCGCCTACTACCGCATGCGGGCCACTGGAGCCACCACCTTGGCCGTGCGAGAGCTTTACTTTGGCACCAATGGCCGCGAAATTCAGATGTCTCGCCTCAACCGCGACGACTACACAAACCTGCCAAACAAGCAATTTACCGCCAATCAACCCTTCCAATTTTGGTTTGATCGCACAATTCCACTGCCAACCATGTACTTGTGGCCCGTCCCAAGTTCCAATTTTGTGCAAACCACCGTGTGGTATTCGCGCCAAATCATGGACGTTGGCCAGCTTTATGGCGAGTTGGAGATACCCCAGCGCTGGTACGAGGCCGTGGTGATGAATTTATCGCACAGGATGTCTATGGAATTGCCAAACGTCGACATGGCGCGAACGCAGTATCTTGAGACCCAAGCGGCTCGTTATCTGCTTGAGGCAGAGCAAGAAGAGAGGGATAATTCACCCATCTATTGGGCTCCCAACATTTCTGTCTACACGAGGTAAGCATGCCAGTATTCCTCAACACCGAAGGGCTTACATCACTAGCCATCGCTATATGCGACAGGTGCAGGATGAAGCGTGCTTTTGTGGAGTTGGAGTCTGACCCGAACTTTCCCGGCCTCCGCGTCTGCGGAACCGTGAGCCAAGGCTGTAAAGACAACATGGATCCCTACCGCCAAGCCGCCCGACAAACCGAACGCATCAACCTTCGTTTCCCGCGCCCTGACAGCACATTGACCCAAGTCGATGACCAGTCCCCGCTGTACGAAGGCAAATACGGCCCAACGTAAAGGAAAGACATGGCACAAGCAGGCTACACGCCAATAAAACTCTATTACTCGGCTACCGCCGCCGCCGTCCCTCTTGTGGCCAATATGGTGGATGGAGAGTTGGCCATCAACACAAACGATGGCAAGTTGTATTACCGCACGTCAGGTGGCGCGGTTGCGTTGATTGCCTCAAACAATCCATCATTTACGTTGGATTATTTGTCAACCACGCAAGGCTCAATCCTGTACCGTTCGGCGACTGCTTGGGTGGCGCTTGCCCCCGGCACTTCGGGCTACATCCTCCAAACCAACGGCGCTGGTGCTAATCCATCTTGGGTTGTCAATAGCGGTGGCGGCGGCTCTGTTGCTTCGTTTTCCGCTGGATCAACTGGTTTTACCCCCAATACAGCAACCACAGGCGCTGTAACCCTCGCGGGAACCCTTGGTGCAGGTTACGGTGGTACAGGGCTGTCCACCTTTGCTATTGGCGACATGATGTATGCGTCAGCTACGACGCCTACGATCAGTAAGCTCACCATTGGCACGGCAAACCAAATTTTGAACGTCAATACAGGCGCTACAGCGCCTCAATGGACTGGGTTATCCAGCCTTATTGACACAGTATTCACAGCTTCCGCACAGGGTACGGTGCTTTATCGCGGGGCTTCGGGGTGGGCGGCCTTGGCCCCGGGCACCTCGGGCTATGTCCTCACCACCTCAGGCGCTGGTGCAAACCCATCATGGGCTGTTGGTGGTGGTGGTGGCGGCGTAACAAGCATCTCTTTTGGCTCAACAGGATTGACGCCCAGCACAGCATCCACTGGCGCTGTTAGCGTGGCAGGTACGCTAGGTACTGGATATGGCGGCACTGGATTAACCTCGTTTACCCTAAACGGCGCGGTTTACGCCTCATCTACCTCGGTTTTGACCACTGGCACCTTGCCAGTTGCCTCAGGTGGCACCTCGATTGCAACTTATACCCAAGGCGATACGCTGTATGCAAGCGCCACCAATACACTGGCTAAGCTTGCAATTGGCACGGCATATCAGATCAAAGCGGTCAATGCGGCTGGCACTTTGCCTTCGTGGCAGGGTTTATCTTCGCTGATTGACAACGCCCTGTCAGCCGCAACACAAGGTCAAATTCTTTACCGCAATGCCACATCTTGGGTTGCGCTAAACGCAGGCACTGCCGGCGAAGTTTTGACTACAGGTGGAGGAGGTGCGAACCCAGCTTGGGCCGCCGCCGCCGCAGGCCTGACAGGCTTTACTGCCGCGCAAAACACCGCCGCACCCAACGCAACAATTTACGTTGATTCGTTGACCGCAACCGCAGGCGTGGCTTCGGCAGACATTGCTTTGGTGCCAAAAGGCGTTGGCGGGCTCATGCTTGCCATTCCTGACGCATTGGCCGCTGGCGGCAATAAGCGCGGCAACTATGCAATTGATTTTCAGTTGGTTCGGTCTGCGGCGACCATGGTTGCAAGCTCAAACAACTCGATGATCCTTGGCGGCCAAAATAACACCGCCAGCACGTCTACCTATGCCACCATAATCAACGGCGACAGCAACACGGCCTCCGGCCAATATTCGCTGGTTCATGGCTCCAATAGCACCGCAAACTCAGCGCACGGCGCGGCTTTTGGCGCTTGGGCAACAACCCGATCAATTGTTGGATACAAGGCATTTGCTCCAAACGCGCCAATTGCCTCGGCTTTGGGCAACAGCCAAATGGGCGTTTTGTCAGTTGGTGTGCAGACCACAGATGCAACCGCAACTGTTTTGCGCTCAAACACCTCAGCCGCCGCCGCAACCAATCAATTGGCTGTCGCGGCAAACTCCATCGTAATGTTTGAAATTATCGTGGCCGCTGGCCTTACTGCGGCAGGAAACGCTAAGGTTTGGGAAATTAAAGGCGGCGTCAAGCGCGGCACATTGGCAAGCACAACCGCACTGATTGGCGCAAATACCACCAATGTGATTGCCTCAGACAGCGGGGCATCGGCATGGACGGTTGCTGTTACTGCGGATACAACCAATGGCTGTGTGGCAATCACCGTTACTGGCCAAGCCGCAACAACCATTCGTTGGAATGCTTCCATCATCACCAGTGAGGTAACCTACTAATGGCTATCAATTTTGACAACACCAACGCAGGCGTAATTACGCTAAAGCCAGCAACTAGCGGAACAATCACCTTTGTTTTGCCAAGCGCAGATGGAACAGCCAATCAGGTTTTGAAAACTGATGGTTCGGGTAATTTGAGTTTTGGTGGAGCAACTATTGGCGTAAATGCTGTTGTTACAGCCCTGTTGGAAACCACGACAATTTCAGGCACAGCGCCAACAGCAACATACAACTACGACGTTAATACCCAGTCTGTTTTGCTTAACACGGCGAATGCGGTAAATAATTGGACTCTAAACGTCAGGGGTGCTGGCGCAGTCACCTTAAACTCAACCATGGCTGTTGGAAATTCAATAACCATTGCGCATGCCCAAACGGTGAACTCAATCACCTTTTACCAATCGGCATTCACGATTGATGGTGTTTCGGTGACCCCAAAATGGACTAATGCAACAGCCCCAACAAACAGCGCTGGTACTGGTATTGATATGTACGTGTACACAATCATAAAAACAGCCGCATCAACCTATACTGTTTTTGCATCAAGAACCAACTACACATAAAGCTATGCCATTCGTATCAACAGCAGGATCAGGTTCAGCGCAAGGTCTTGGGCAAAATCTCAAGTTGCCTACCATTTATACGGGCGTACCAATTGAGAATTTTTATCAAACAGGAACTGTGATCACGGGCTTGGGTACAGCGTGGACTATCACCTGCGTCGGGATGCCGGGCAAAACAACGACATCGCTTGGCTGGGGTTTGATGCTAGTGAAGGTTGGCAAAGATGTGAGCGGAACACGTAGTTATGAATCAGGAACAACCTTAATTTTTGATTCAGCAATGTGGGGCGGGACTCAATATATTCAAGTTGGCGTTGGTACTGGCTCAGACGCGCAAGCGCTTAATTCGGTTACGGGCAATCCATCAGATTTAACTTTTAATTTTGGCACTGCGGCTATTACATCAGGTAATGCAACTACAAAAGTAGTTTGGAAGTATTTTGCTTTTTACCAAGGCGATACTTCATTTGGTTTTACAAGGAGTTACTACGGCGGCAATAACGCGGCAAACAGAACGGTAACTGGTGATGCCCCAGCAGTAAGTTGGGCGCCAACCATGGCTATGGTTGTAAGTTCAGATGGGTATATGAATTGGTGGACTACTTCAGGCGCTCAACCTAGAAACCAAACACAACTTTTAAGCGGTTATTCGGGAAGCTCTCAGTCAAGCGGCACTGCGCCAACCACTTACACTAGCTTGTGGGGAACTGGGGTTGGTGCGGGCGCAAATACAATAACTGTTGGCTACACCGTTACTGTGGCCCAACTAACAAATAGAACAGGGCAAACTTATGTTTGCTGGATGTTTGGTGGAGGCGCAAGTTATGGGGCCAAGGCGGCGCAAAGGGCGTTTGTGTCACACAACTACACTGGCAACGCTTCTTTAAAAACTACACCAGTTACTCTTTCTACGTCTTTGACACATCAGTTTTCAATGATGTATCAATTTCGGAACAGCACGCTTGGCAATCCAGTTAATTGGACTATGGATGGATTTGGTACAAGCGTTGGAGTTGGAGTTGCTGGCGCACTTGCCCCAAATCCATTCAATTTGGGTATAGGCCTTAGCCCTGAGCCACAAGGAACCGACGGCACAAATGTATATTCGTATGCCGCAGGCACTTCAGGATGGAACTTGGCGGGCAACGCTTGGTATTACTTTGTTTTTGAATTGCCAGTTTCAGACTGGTACGTCTCTACAGCTAAATATAGGCCATTTCAGGCTGGGTTTAAATCACAGCAAAAAATTACTGCGGGCGCAACAACTGCCACGCTTTCAATAAACCCAAACAGATACCCCATAAACATGGCAACTATTTGGGTTATCTCAGGAAATGGAACAGGCGCGGTTGCCAACAAAATTTACAGCCGACATTTTTCATATTACAACCAAACAACGGCTGGTGTTCAGCGTGCATGGACTCTAAACGGTGCAACAAACACCAATACAGACACAGGTGGATGGGACGGGGCAAATTTGCTGATAAATAACCTTGAAACAACCACAAATTACGCGGTAATGATAAATTATTATTACCCCAATATGTTTGACCATGGGTCGACAGTTGGTAGCGTCATTGACCGTGGCCAAGTAGCGTGGAATCTACAACAATACCCAACTTTTTTCATGGTCAAAAAGATGGAAACGGCTGGCGCAAACTGGTACATATGGACTGCGCATGATTCAAGTGCTTATTACACACTCGGCTCAGGCACCTTTACAAGGACTGCAACAAGTCCTTGGAACAATCCACCGAATACAGGGGGAGAGTTGTGGAATGCTTCAGGTGCCTTTACTTCAGGCCAAGCATCGGCATGGATGGTATGGGCCGACAGCTTTGGCGTCCAAATTTCAGGCAAGTATGCTGGTGCAGGATCGGCTCAAACAATTTTTACCAATTTCACCGTTGGCGCAATAATAATTTGGGAAACCACCGAGGGCATGTTTTTGTTTACGCAGGCTATAGGCATGACCTCAGGAAGCAATTACAAAATGAATCTAAGCGGGGCGGTTGCAAATGCCGTTCTTGGAGATGTGTGTCTTCAAGTTACTGGGGGCTTTCAAATGGCCTCAAGCACAACCCTAAACACCGCTGGGCGAACCTATTACTACATGGCTTTTGCACAGTAAACTAAAAGCCCGTTTAACTTTAAGGAATAAAAATGGTAGAAAAAGTTTGGTTCACCCTAGAAACAGCAAATCAGATTGTTGGTTATTTGGGTAGCCGCCCTTACCAAGAGGTTTTCCAATTGATGGCGCAAATCCAAAAAGCAGTGGATGTCCAGCGAGAAGAAAAAGCCGCTCAAAGCGCGGCACAACCTGATGTTCAACCACCCACCGAGGAGTAAAAAATGACCGAAGAAGTAACCATGCAACCCGAAGAAGAAAACGAGCAAGAAGCACAAGCTCAACCACAAGCTCAGCCCACAGTAGCCGCTGAAGACCCATACGCATCACAGGCTGACGTTCCTGATGAAAACCGAATTTGGCCTCCTCCCCCTGTAAAGAACCATGGATAACGTGGAGACCAAATTGGCCGTACACGAAGCCGTCTGCACTGAGCGATACAACAGTATTGACCGCTCTTTGCGGGACGGTGATAAGCGTATGAGCAAAATTGAGTACCTGCTGTACGCGGTAATACTGTGTGTGCTGTTTGGCCCCGGTGTGGCGGGCGAGTTCTTAAAAAAGCTCTTGGGGCTATGAAATCGACCCGCTCACCATCTTGCTGGCCGCTAGAGCCTGCGTTAGCGCAATCCAGCAGGGTACTGCTTTGTATAAGCAGGCCAAAACAGCTTTCATGGAGGTCAAGTCCATTGTTGAAGAAACTGCTGGTGTTGCCCGACAGGCCAAAAGTTTTTGGGCCAAGCTCTTCGGAGCCAAAGAAGAGCCTGTGGCGCAAGCGACGCGAAAAAAGGAAAAATATGTAGCCGTTGATGAGACAAAAGTCCTTTCGGATATTGTCACTCAACTGTCTACTTTTTTTCGTTTGCAGGAGCAGTTAGCGGAAACAATTCGCGCTGAAGAGGAAAAGTCAAAAAACGTCTACGATCCTGACGCAAATCTGATGGAAGCCGCCTTGCACAGAATCATGGCCCAAGACCAAATGGCGGCCTTGGAGAAGGAAATAAGGGAGGCGATGGTGTACGGTGCCCCGCCCGAGATGGGGGCTCTGTATAGCCGCACGTTTGCAACTCGGGACATCATTAAGGCAGAGCAGGAAAAGGCAAGAAAGAAGCGGGATGAACAATCATGGCAACGCAAGGAAAAGGAGCGCCTTTCAAACGAAAGGCAGGCGTACCTACTAGCGACTTTGCTTTTCCTCCTGTACCTGTGGCTACTCCTGATCCTCTTGAGCAAGACTGGGAGTTGGTGATGGGATATATCGCGGCATTGATTTTGGTGGTTTTGATGATCCCGCTTCTTGGCATGCTGTACATGGACGTATTGCAAACCAAAAAAGAAGCTCAAGCCCAAATTGAGAAGATGGAAAAATTGCGCAGAGAAGTTGAACAACAGAAACGTAAGGAAGAAAAATGAGTGAAGAAAAAATCCAAGCTATGGAAACCAAAAGCGCTTTGGTTGAGAAAATCACATTTGCTTTATTGCCTTTATTGTTTTCGTGCGTGGTTTACCTTATGTCGGCATTGTCCAATCTATCGCATGAAGTGACTATTCTCAATAGCAAAATCAGTTTGGTGGTGACCTCTGACAATAAGCAAGCCAGCAACACGGGCGCTGAATTGGCAAGAGAAAAGTTGCGCCAAGACTTGGAAAAAGAAATCCAAAAGAACAGGGATGATATTCAGGTCAACCGTTTGCATATCGCCATTTTGGAAGATAGAGCAGGAATGAAAACCACATTCAAAAAGGAAGATAAATGATTCCAATAGTTGCATCCCTCCTCGGTAGCCTAGCTGAAAACGGGCTCGGTTTGCTGTCCTCTGCTATCCAAGCCAAGGGCAAAGAGGTTGTTGAAAACACCCTTGGTGTAAAAATCCCCGACAACCCAACCGCAGAAGATGTTGGCAAACTGCGCCAGCTTCAGTTTGAGCATGAAGAGCGCCTGCTTGAGTTGGGTATTGAGAAGGCCAAGATGGAACTGGCCGAGCTTGAGTTATTGGCCAAAGCCGCCCAAAACGACGCTGACAACATCACAGACCGCTGGGAAGCGGATATGGCATCTGACTCTTGGCTGTCCAAGAACATACGCCCTATGTCCCTCATAGCCATCTTTGCAGGCTATTTTCTTTTTGCCATGATGTCGGCATTCGATTACAACGCTAACGAGTCCTACGTCACGTTGCTCGGGAATTGGGGGATGCTGATTATGGGGGCCTATTTCGGAGGCCGAACCGTTGAGAAGCTGGCAGAAATGAGGAAAAAATGAGCCTAGTTACCGAACAAGCAGAATTTTTGCTGGACGTGTGCAGGCTGATTGCCCACGCTACCAATGAGGGTTGGGTTGTCACTGGCGGTGAGTTGGCCCGAACACCTGAACAGCAGGCCATTTATTTCAAGACAGGCCGCTCTAAAACCATGAAAAGCATTCACCTAAAGAGGTGCGCGATTGACTTGAATTTCTTCAGGGACGGGAAGATAATATGGGACAAGAGCGCCCTTGCTCCGCTGGGGGCCTTTTGGGAGACTTTAAACCCCAAAAATCGCTGGGGAGGGAACTTCAAGTCGCTTGTTGATTGCCCTCATTTTGAGCGTAATGTTGGTTAAAAAGGAGTCTCAGGATGACAACCGCAGTTGCCCAAACATATGACAGCCTAGTCACCAGCGTTGAGGCGTATTTAGAGCGTACTGACGCGATCACTATTGCCTATATTCCCACCTTCATCATGCTGGCTGAGCAGGTGTTGGCGGCAGACATGAAGTTTTTGGGCAACCTGAATGTCGGCACTTTCTCCTTGGTTGCATCCAATTCGGTTGTTCAAAAGCCTGCCCGTTGGCACAAAACCGTCTCGATGACAATGATCGTGGACGGGGAGCGCACGCCACTGTTCTTGCGCAAATACGAATACCTGCGTGAGTATTGGCCAAACACCACAGCGACAGACCAGCCTAAGTTTTACGCTGATTACGATTACACGCACTGGTTGATAGCCCCAACACCTGACGTTGCCTACAGCGTTGAGGCGGTGTATTACGAGCGCGTCCAGCCATTGGATTCAACCAACCAAACTAACTGGTTCACTCAGTATGCGCCTCAGGCCATGCTGTATGGCACGTTGTTGCAAGCAATGCCCTTCCTCAAGAATGATGAGCGTTTACAAATGTGGCAGGCACAGTACACGCAAATCATCAGCACCTTGAAGGAAGAAGATAAGCGACGCCTCGCTGACCGTCAAGCCATAGCCTTGGATTCATAATGACCTCATACATAAGCCCCTTTACAGGCGACGTCGTTGTCCCAACAGACGTCAGCTATGTCGCGTATACGCTGACAGCCAACCTGCAACTTGTTTGGCCAGCCAATGGCTCGGATGCAAGCGATGTTGCGGCACGCATCATGGATATTCAGTCCACCAGCGGATCGCCAAACTTGCTCATGCCGCCAGCAACACAGGCTTCGGTGGGTACAGATGCGTTGATTCGCAACGTGGGTGTATATCCCATCGTAGTGACAGACACTAATTCGAACACGATTGCCTCGATTGACCCCGGCACCGCTCGGTACATCTACCTCACCAACAACTCCACCGCCAGCGGCATTTGGGGCGTCTTCACCTTTGGGACAGGAACCTCCACCGCTGACTCAGCCACCTTGGCGGGCTACGGCCTGTTGGCCAGCGGCCTGACGCTAAATCAAAGCCACCCTGTAACCACCCTTGCCTCCAACTACACCTTCACCTCCGCAGACCGCGCCCAAGTGCTGGCTTGGCCAACCTCAGGCGGCGCAACCAACGCCTACCTGCCACTGGCCTCAACGCTTGGCAACAACTGGTTTGTCCTGCTAAAAAACAATGGCACAGGCACATTGCTGTTAAACACTACGAGCAGTGAGTTGTTGGATGGCTCGTCCTCGGCAAAGAGCTTTGCCCCGGGGAACTCGGCGTTCATCATCTGCACAGGTAGCGCATTCATCACCGTTGGCTACGGCGTCAGCACCGAGTTTTCCTTTACCGCGCTGACCAAGGCCGTTACCAGCGGCACTTACACCCTGTCTGCATCTGAGGCGGCCAACACCATTCAAACCTACACAGGCGCTTTGACTGGCAACGTCACGGTCTATTTCCCGCCTGTGGTGAACCTGTACATCATCAGCAACCAAACAACAGGGGCGTTTACGCTGACCATTGGAACCACGCTTGGAACTACGGTCACGATACCAACCAATACGCAGGCGACCTTGATTTGTGACGGCACAAACTTTTTGAACGCCAACACGACCACGGTCAGCGGATCTTTGATCTCAATGGTGAATGGCTCAGTGTCTAACCCTGCGGTGTACTTTGCCTCAGAGACAAGCACGGGTATTTATCGCCCCGGGGGTGGCCAATTCGGCATCTCCATCCTCGGCACCTTGGTGCTCAATGTGCAGGCTGGCAACATAACCGTCACAGGCACTGGAACCTTTACCACTGGTGTGTCAGGGGGCACGTTCTAATGACCGAAAAGGTTTTAGCCCTCGACACAAAGCCGGGCATCCAGCGCGATGGCACCGTAGTCGACGCATCCTGCTACACAGATGGCGAGTGGGTTCGCTTCCAGCGTGGGCGACCCCGAAAGATGGGTGGCTACGTTCAGATTACCAACGACCTAGCAGGCCCATCTCGGGGCCTTTTTGTCGATCCGCGCAACGGCTTTAACGTCATTTACAACGGCTACTCTGATGGCGTGCAGACCCTAACAGTCAATCAAAACGGCGTAGGCGCTGGTATTGTTGACTTTACCCTGTCGGACTTTACGCCTAGCGCAAACAACCTGTGGCAGTTTGATGCGGTGTATGACGCGGCGGGCACAGGGGTGGAGAACTTGATTGCGCACCCGGGGCAGAACCTCACCACCATTGACAGCACAACCAATACGCCCGTCCTGTTTGGCAACGTAGCAGGTACGACCCTGTCGCAAGTTGGCGTGTTTACGTTGTCTGCCACCACCGCATCAAGCACCACCATTACAGTCGCGTCCACCCTGCTTATTGGTGCAGGGCAAGTCATCACAGGATCAAACATACCAGCAAACACCACCGTGGTGTCGGTGACCAGCGCAACCCAGTTTGTAATATCAAATGCGGCAACAAGCTCTATATCTTTAACTATCACAATCAACAACAGCGTATCAGTGTCAGGCGGCGCTGTCATGCTGTATCCATATTTGTTTGTGTACGGCAATTTTGGCTTGATACGAAACTCGGGCGCTGGAAACCTTTATGACTGGGTATCCGCAACGTCAAACTCGACAAACGTAACCGCCACAAAGATTGTCAAGGGGCTACCCGTTCGCGGTGGCTCAAACGCCCCGTCAGGATTGTTTTGGTCACTTGATTCGCTGATTCGAGTTAGCTACACGCCAACCACGGTGACAACTGGATCAACCTCAAGCACCTTTTATTGGCGCTATGACATCATTTCAAGCCAATCGTCCATCATGTCTTCGCAGGGCGTGATTGAGTATGACGGCATTTATTACTGGTGCGGCATCGACCGATTCCTTTTGTATGGCGGCACGGTTCAAGAAATACCAAACACTTTTAACCAAAACTATTTCTTTGACAGCGTGAATTACAACGCGCGTCAAAAAGTTTTTGCCATGAAAGTTCCCCGTTACGGCGAAATTTGGTGGTATTACCCAAGAGGTCAGGCCACCGAATGCACTGACGCGGTGATCTACAACGTGCGCGAAAAGTGCTGGTACGACGCTGGCGAGGCCCTCAGCGCTCAGCGCTGTTCAGGATACTTCTCGCAGGTATTCCACTACCCAGTGATGGCTAGTTATGCAACCAACGCCAGCGGTGGCGTCAATGCGGTGACTCTTACCAACGGTGGCACCTTGTACACCAATGGCACGTACCAGTTTTACCCCCTGACTGGCGGCACAGGAACAGGCGCAACGGCCACAATTACAGTGGCTGGAGGCATAGTCACGACGGTTGTAATAAATAACCGAGGAGTTAATTACTCTATAGGCGACCTGTTGTCTTGCACCTTGCCTGTGGGATCGGGCTTTCAATTGACGGTAGGCACGCTAATGACCTTCACGTCGCTTTGGCAACATGAATACGGCGTAGATCAGGTGGCTGGAACAAGCGTAAACGCCATATACAGCATGTTTGAAACAAATGACGTTGGATGGGTCAGCGGTGGCCCAACTCAACCATCGCTGGAGGGCGTCAATCGCTGGTTACGCCTTGAGCGCGTTGAGCCTGACTTTATTCAGACTGGGCAAATGGAGCTATACATTACTGGCCGACCATACGCTCAGGCCGCCGACAAAATATCCGACGCGTTTGTGTTCACGCCGACCACTGGAAAAATTGACATGAAAGAACAGCGCAGAGAGTTGCGCTTGCGCTTTGTGTCCGACATTGCTGGTGGCGACTACCAACTTGGTAAAGTGCTGTTGAGCGGCTCAATAGGAGACGTTCGTGGCTACGAGTAACCCAATTGGCCTTGTTTATGACCCAAGGTATCACACGTTTTCTTCGTGGGCCTCGCTCATGTGTGAACTGTATGCCGCCCAACAACTCTCAATACCTACCGACTCAACAGACTGGAAGCAGTGGGGCAACGGTCTTTTGGCAATTGACGTGTTCACCAATGAGGCCGCTCCAAGCACCGACTCATACAGCGACTGGGAAGTGTGGGCAACAGCACTGATGGGTGCAGTTAATCCGAGGCCACAATGAAAGAAGCAACTACGCAAGAGATCATTCGCGGCGCTCCGATCACCAAAGATTTTGGTGAGCATTGGGAAATTGTCTACATGAACATTGCAAATCTTGTGCAAAATACCAAAGAGCACAGAATTCTTCGCAAAGATAATTCTTTGTTGTTTTACATAATTGAAGGGCCAAAAGTTGCCACTGGTGTTGTGTTTAGTATTGATCCCCCGCGCACTCAAGCAGAGGCCTTCGTAGAGTTTGCCAAAGGGCTGGCTTTTGGCGGGTTTGAAAAATTAACCGTTTCAACAAATCTTGAGTTGGCTCTAAAACTTCTTGACAAAGCTGGGTTCAAGATGACCGTATTGGGAGAAGAAAAAAACAGCAAAGTTGAAGATTTGCATGGCATCGAAATTACCTTGCAAGGGGGTAATTGACCATGGGCTTGATGAGTTCATTAAATAAGGCCGCAGGTAATTTTGCAAACGCAATTGGTATTGGTGGCGGCAATTCCAATATTGCCGACAAAGTTGGCAACGCCCTGAACACATCGGTAGGTGGGGATAGCTCCGCTGGCAAAGCGGTAACTAAGGTTGCGCAAACAACGGTAAAGGTTGCAAAGGCAACTACCGCAAGTACATTGGCGCAAGCAAAAGCTTTTGTAAAAAACCCACTGCCTGTACTGGAAACAATTGCGCTGTCAACCGTTATGCCATACGCATACGCATCAGCTATTGTGAATGTTGCGAACGGCGGCGATTGGAGAAAAGCCGTCATTCAAATGAGCATGAATTACATGGCGTCAAGCACTGGCAATCCTAATGCAACGCCCCCATCAACATTGCAAAAAGTTTTAACAAGCTCATCAACTGCGGCGCTAAGCGCAAAACTTTTGGGAGCAACGAACGAAGAAATAAAAAATGCCGCACTTGGTGGCGCTGTAAATTCTTACGTTACTGATTTGTTGTACAAGCCTGAAAGCCAAGGTGGATATGGGCTAGATCCAAAAAATGTCACCACAAAAATGCTTACTAACGCCACATCTGCGGCGACAAATGCAATATTGCGAGGCCAAAGTGTTGGCGATGCTGTTATTACCTCCGCTCTTGTAACCGCTGGTGCGCATTACACCCAAGAGGCTTACGATAAGGTAACAAGAAATTCAGAGACCCTTCAATCAGCGCAAGCTCTTCTTGACAAAGCTAAGTCAAAAGTCATGTCGTTATGGAACAAGCCACTACAGGACAAACAAACAGAAGCCGAGCAAAAAATAGAAAGTGCTAGATATGCAATTGATAGAGCTAAGCAAGCTGAAACATATGCAAAAAAAGTTAACCAAGATTATGCTGATGGGAAGGCCAATGGAGTTTACGGTCAGTACACTGCTGACCAAGCAGAGGACTCGCAAAAATATGCGCAAGACACCAACGACTCCGCTAAACGCGCTATTCAAAGTGCTAGGGATGCAAACAACGAACTTTTAATGTTGGCAAATAGCAGTGGATACACTGCCGCATCCCAAGAATACAAAACGGCGCTTGGTAATTTACAAAACGCAGATAACAATGTGGGCGCGTCCCAAAAAGAATTTCTTGACTCTTACAATAAATATGAAAGTCAAGTAAAGATGTCAAAATCTTTTCTTGATTACGATATTGCAGAAGAAGCCGCAGACTTAATAGCTGATGAGGTTAAGGCCTCCGCTAAAGCTCTAAAAGATCAAGAGGCTCAGGTTAAGGCCGCACAAGCATATACAAAACCAACCACTACCACGCCAACCACTATCACGCCGGCCACTACCACGCCAGCGCCTGTAACGCCAGCGGGGCCAACAGCCGCGCAATTAGAGGAGGCACGCAAGCAAAAAGAATACGAGGACTGGAAGGTGGCTGACCAAAAAGCTAGGGATGAAGCCGCTAGAGTAAACGCCGAAAGACAAGCCAAGGAAGAAGCCGCCGCAAAGGCATTGGCTGATGCAAACACAAAAGCCAAACAAGAGGCAGACGCTGTAGCCGCTCAGCAAAAGCAAGTTGCCGAAGCAAAGGCCGCCGAAGAGGCCAAAGTTAATGCCGCAAAAGCCGCTGAAGATAAAGTCGCATTTGATGCCCACTTAAAGTCGCAAAGCGAAGCCACAAGACTGGCTGAGGAGGCCGAGGCTAGGGATCAGCGTGAGCGTGATCTACAAAATCTTGAGGCGGCTCACGCGGCTGAGGTAAAGGCCGCAAAAGACAAGGCAGACGCTGAAGCCAAAGCCAAGGCAGATGCGGAGCATGCGGCACAAGTCAAGGCCGCTCAAGAAATACCAAAGCCACCTGCCACCACGCCCGCAACTACTGCGCCAGCAACCCCCGAACCAAAAAACACCGCCATTGGCACAGCCATAACCAACGCGGGCACTGCCGCCGCCGCCGCTGGAATCGCCGCCGCCATTGCTGAAGAAAAGCGACTTGCCGCAATTGCCGAGCAAAAAGCAAAAGCAGATGCGGCAAGGGCAAAAGCCAAGGCCGAATACGACGAAAAAGTTAGGCTTCAAAAAGAAGCTCAAGCAAAAGCAAAGGCCGAGTACGATGCCAAGGTAAAAGCCGCCGCAGATGCAAGGGCCGAAGCTCAGGCAAAGGCAAAAGCCGCAAACGCTGGCGCTGGAACCACCGCCCCTACGGGCACCTTAACCCCAGTGACCAAGCCTACGGGAACCCTAACGCCAGTTACCACTCCAACGGGTACGTTGACCCCAGTGACCAAGCCCGCCGCCCCCTCGGGAGGGCTTACCCCAGTGACCAATCCTGTTACCCCAACGGGAACGCTGACGCCTGTAACCAAGCCTGCCACAACCCCCGTCGCCCCAACTGGCGGCCTGAACGCGGTCAGCACGCCCGCAACCACCCCAGTCACAAAGCCAGCAACTCCAACGCCTGTGAATAACTTGCCGACAAACCCATCCTCGGCGACAATTGCTCCAACAGCGCCAACGGGAACTTTGAAGCCCGTAACTCAGCCGACAGGGACTTTGAAGCCCGTGACTCAACCAACGGGTACATTGAAACCCGTGACCCAGCCAACAGGCACCCTCAAGCCCGTTGTAAAAACACCGTAGGAAACAAAAAATGGCCGATATTGCAAAATTACAAGCAAAAAGGAACAAGCTGTTTCTTGCCCCTAAGCGCAAGCTGACCAGCGTTATAGCGCCTACGACGGTTGATACCACGCCCACCGCGCCAGTTACTGACGTCGGCTCCTATACCTCCCCCTCATCAATTAACACTTCCGCTGGATCAGGAACTTCGATAATTGCTCCAACAACTACAACAACGCCCACCACCACACCAACAGCGCCAGCGGCACCCAAAACCAATCCAACAACCGATGCGCTTAAAAAGGCCGCGATTGTTGGCGGTGTGGCACTTGCTGGAAAAGCCCTCCTTGACAAATACGGCAATCCTGTCGCAACAACTCCCGCAAGTAAGCCCGCCACCTCAGTGGTTGCGCCCGCACCATCACAAGACGCGGAGGTAAAAGCCGCAATTGCCGCCAAAAATGCGGCAGACCATGAAGCGCTGGTTGGCTCCATGGGTGATCAGGGAACAAAGGTTGGCTTGCCTGAAAACACCATTCCAAACAACACCCCTGCGCGTGCTGGAGATGTTGATGACAGCATGTTTGACTTGGGTGATGTGTTTACAAGAGAAGACGTTGGCACAGGCGTTGGATTAGATTACAACACCATCCCTAACAGCGCTAACCCTAGCGGTGGCGGCGACATTGATGACTCAATGTTTGATTTTGATCAAGGCACAGACCTTGGGCTGGATTACAACATCATTCCAAACAACACTCCCGCTGAAGCTGGTGACATTGATGAGTCGATGTTTGATGACCCAACAGGGAGCGCGGAGCCTTCCCCAGTGCTTGTGCAGGACGAGGCGGGCAACTTCTTTTTGGCCAATGCAGATGGGTCTTTTTCGCCTGCTGACGCTGACGGCAATGCCATGGGTGAGCCAATATTCATAGGCGGCAATGAGGTTGGAGACGGCACAAATTACGCTGACAGCGGATATGGCGACACAGCCTTAGATACTGGCGGTGGCTATGAAGCCTATGACGCTGATGGAAATCTATGGCACGTTAACGAAGATGGGTCATATGACTTGGTTGAGCCTGCTTACGAAGAGCCCAGTTATTACGAAGAGCCCCCACCGTACATTGAGCCTGATTTAAGTTATTTGGACGACTTCACATACGAAGATCCCAATTATGGGTATGACTTCAACTATGACCCCGGCTATTACGAGGAGCCCCCAGCATATTACGAATCCGATTTAAGCTATTTGGATGATTACAAACGAGGTGGCCAAGTGCAAAAAATGAAAAAGGGCGGCTTGCCGCATTTTGACGAGGGTGGTGGTGCGGACACCAATATTATTAGTAGTAACGGCTGGACAGGCGATTCGGGCGGCGGTGAATATTACGGCGACCCAACTGACTACACAGATGCAAGCGTATACCCGTATGTTGACGACCCACGTGACTACACAGACGCAAGTGTGTATCCATATGTTGACGACCCAACTGACTACACAAGCCCCCTTTACAACAACAACGAAGGGGAAAATGTTTTTGACCCATACGACTTGGCCGCCGACGAAGAACTCTTTGAGGATGAGCTTGGTCAAAAATGGGCTAAAAATTCTGCGGGCGAATACCGATTGATTGAGGATGCGCCTGCGCCAGCAAAACCGCCTGAAAACCCACTGACGCCCGGGTTCACTACCACAAACAACGGCACAACGCCGACGAAGACCACAAGCGGTAGCAACTTCAACTATAAAGACCTCTTCAGCACAGACAACATCAAGGCACTTGCTGGCGCGGGATTGGGTGCCGCTGGCTTGATGGCTCTTTACAACTCTATGAAGGACAAAGATTCAACTTATAAAGCCCCAGTCTACAAAGCGCCCGCTATTCCAGCGCGTACAACTGATTTTGGTATGGGCCCCGTAAAGACGGTAACCCCAACCATGGGCGGCTTGCAGACTATGACCCCAAGCCAGCAGGAGGAGTTGTATACAAACTTGGGGGTGCCCGGGTACGAAATGGAGCACGAAGACCCAGTTGAAAACCAAGTCGAAGATCAACCCATGGCTGACGGTGGCTATGCCCAACCAAACCAACCCGCTTCGCCCTCGTATTTCACCTATGGCATGCCACAAGATCCATTAGAGGTGCTCGGCGTACGTCAACCCCAACCAAAAACCGATGGCGGTGGACTTCAAATGAGGCAAGGTGGTTTACCTCACCCTGTTTCAGGCGTCCCTGTGGTTCAAGGGCGGCATGACTACCGACAAGGCGCGGCAGTAAAAGGCGAGGGTGACGGCCAAAGCGACGACATTCCTGCCATGCTGGCTGATGGAGAATACGTGTTTGATGCTGATGTAGTTGCCGCATTGGGCAATGGCTCAAACAAAGCTGGCGCTGAGGTGCTAGACAAATTCCGCGAGGAAATTCGCGCACACAAGCGCTCAGCAGAAGTTGACAAAATTCCACCAAAGGCTAAATCGCCATTGGCTTATTTGAAGGAAGCACAAACATGAGCATGTTTCAAGGTGATCCACTAGAGAATGTAACGACGGTCAAGGAGTCGCAATCCACTGCGCCACAATACCTGACCGACTACCACCAAGACATCATCAACCTTGGAAAAAATGCCGTTCAACAAGGCGGTGTAGCTGGCCTGTCACCACTGACTCAGCAAGCTATCAACATGGCCCCGCAGACCGCATTCGCTGGTTCAAGCAGTGCGGGTACGGCGCAAGATCTTTTAACCCAAGCTGGGTACACAGGATCCAATCAGATTGTTGAAAACTACATGAATCCATACACGAAAAACGTGGTGGACGAAATGGGGCGGCTTTCATACAAAAACGCACGCGAGAACGTGTTCCCTGCGCTGGATGCCGCATCTATTGGATCGGGTAATTTTGGCTCAGGCCGCATGGCCAACGTGACTGGCCAAACCCTTGCTGATATTCAGGGCGCTTTGACGGGCCAGCAATATGGCGCATTGAGCAAAGGTTATTCAGAGGCCATGACTGCGGCGCAAAACGATTTAAATCGTGGCGTGCAAGCTGGCTCAGCCTTGAACAACACGGCCCAAACTCAAAACCAAATCGGCACAAGTGGACTGAAATCTATGGCTGACTTGGGTAGCCTTGCGCAAACAAACGAGCAGGCCAAGTTAGATTACCCCATGCTTCAGGCGGCAAACTTCTCCAAGCTGATGCAAAACCAAGAGGTGCCAAAAGGGGAGACGTCTAGCACCTCGGCTCCGGGCACCGCTGGCCAGTACGGCATGAGCGGCCTTCAGCAAATGATTGCCCTTTACGCCATGTACAAGGCAATTAACGACCCTGCTAATACCAAGCTCTCTGATCTGTCAGGATTCGTCAACCCACCCGCCAAGGCAGAGGGCGGCTCTATTCGATCAGGCGTGCCTGAAAGCGCTGTTTTTTATGATGAAGACGGCGGCTTTTATGACGCCGAAGGCAACCAACTGGGATAAAAAATATGGCAGTAGTACCTGACGAATTTCAAGCCAAGCCTAAAGGTGGTCTAGGTCAAGCCGCGCCACCTGCGCAAGTAAACACGCCCATGAATCCCACCAAGGCGGCTATGAATGCCACCATTGATGAGGAGGAAGAGGGGCCTGTAGATCCAATTGCAAAAGCAATGCAGAAGATGAGCGCAGACAGGACAGTCCTTGACGCGCAAATTGAAAAGCTGTCTAAATCGCTAGAGGCTCGTCAAAACCTGCCCTTCAACCCTATGTGGCTTGACGTGGCAAGGGCCGCCGCCAAGCCTGCGTCTACAGGCAATGCAATTGAAGCTCTTGGCAATATTGGCGGCGCTTATGGCGACGCATACCTAAAAGAAAATCAACGCCAAATCGACATCGGCAAGGATCAATATGACTTGGCCAAGCAACGCCAAGCATTGAACCAAGTTGGGCTTGAGCAACAGTTGATGGCTAACTTTGTCAGAGGCCCACAAGCTAAGCCGATGCCCGCTGGCGCTCCTACTGGCACTCCTCCCGTTGCACCCACCCTTGGTGGTGCATCCAATCCACCGCCTGCGCAACCCCCCGCGCAAGCCGCGCCAGCAAAGCCAGCAGGCGCTGGTGCCGCACCACCCCCTCCTGACGTTATGCAGTCAGGGCGCATGCGCCGCATTACTGACGCAGACATAGCTATGTATGACGTTGTGGCCCCCAAGGTTGGAGCCATGCTGAAAGATTTGTCTAAGCTTCAACGCGACGCTCAAGTGGTAAGCACCGAAGGTATTTGGGACACCATGTCAAGCCAATGGGTGGTGAAGTTCCAAAGCTCTATCAAGCGCCCCATACGCGTGCTTGGTGATCAGGAAATGACCAAAGATATGTCTGCTCAATACGATCAGATAATGGATAAGCTAGAAAGAAGCGGCGCTACCGAAGAGCAAAAAGACCAAGCTGTTGCAGAGTTTGCCGCCGCACATGGTCTTGGTGGCGTGCGCAAAGTTGATGGAAAAATTACAGGCTTTCAAAGCGCGTCGGATAAATCTCTTGCGCAAGAAGAAGCTAAGCAAATTATGTTGAACAGGCAAGAGGAGAACAAGGCCGCTCGAGCCTCAGTTTTCAACGCAGGCACACGCTCCCAAGCCACAAAGCAAAGCGCACAAACGCTCTACAAGCTTGCCTCTGACAAAGAGACGCAGGGTGCTTTTGGCGTCCTGCAAAAGCCCGGTGTCCTGAACGCAATGGCCGTCGCCGTCGCTCAATTTTTGGACAAAGGCTCATTTGGTACAGCAGGCTTAGAGCAGGCCGTGCGCACCGCTGGCGGCACTGAAAAGGAAATACAGGCCGCCTCCTATGCCGCCTCAGTGCAAGGTCACCTGCAACTTATGGCCGCCCAAGACTACCTCAAGGGTCAAGGCGCTGTGTCCGACGCTGAGCGCCGATTGGTAGCCAACCTTGTGGGCTCCTTGTCTGACACGCCAAAATCTGTTGCCATGAAGGCCAAGGTTGTGGAGGCTCGTGCCAATTACGATCAACTTGTTGCTGATGCGTTTTACAAGTTTGAAAAGAACAACCCAACCGCAACGGTGCAAGATTTTTATCGCCAGTCAGATGAGTTCACGACCTTGTTTAAAGAGTACGACACTCACATGAGCGCTTTGTACTCTCATTACTTTGCGCCAAGCAAGCCAGCGGCAAACGCGCCTCCTGCGTCTGCGCCTGCACCTGCACAAAAAGGCCCTGCGCCTGCACAACAAGCCCCAAGTTCCAAGACGCCTGAGAGCAATATGGGGCCTCTTGAGAGACGTCTCAGAGAATCTAAGAAAGCAGGCTCATAATGGATTTTGCCAAGCTCTCCCCCAAACAAAAACAATACGCCCTAGCTATTGCTGACAAGGCAAGGGAGATGGGCGTTGACCCTGAATTAGCTCTTGCTGTTGCCAGCGCTGAAAGTTCATTTGATCCTAGCGCCCTTGGGCCTCCAATTAAGGGAGACCCAAACCGCCGAGCAATTGGTTTGATGCAGATAGATCCTGTAAACGCCAAAGGCCTAAAGATGACGCTTGAGGACTTGGCAGACCCTGACAAAAATATTGCGGCAGGCGTACAGATCCTCAGAGAAAACTTGGACAGGTATAAGGGTCACACACGCGCCGCGCTGGTTGCCTACAACTCAAGTCTTGCAACCGCAAAAAAATACTTGGATTCTGACGAAGATTTTTCGACCCTGCCCCTTAAAACAAAAAAGTATCTCGAAGACATTGACGCTATACGCAACACCGACGTAGTGGGCTACGCAAACAAGGGCGACTTGACGCCAACAGGCGGCCCTGTGATGCTGGCTGGGGCGTCAGGAAAATTTGGCGAACTTCCCCCTCGTGAGGAGGGCCAACCGCCAATAGAAGAGGAAATTGTTGCGCCATCGGCACCGCCATCAAAATTTGGTGAAATTGATGAGTTAGGTGTGGCTAACCAACCTGACCCAACGGTAACGCCGCCTGTTAAGCCCGAACCCTCGCTATATGAGCGTGCCAATACAGCGGCCACTGACGTTTACAAAGCGGCAAAAGAGAATCCTGAGCTAACTGGAGCCGTTGCCGCCAGTGGCACCGCAGGCTTATTGTTGGGCCAGTACGGCAAAGATACGCTGGATAAACAAACTGAAGCTCTTGATAAAGCCAAACGTGATTTGTTGCTGGCTGAAAAACAGCGCGAGGTTGGCAACAGAATTAACTCACGATTCACAGGCGAGTCCACGCAGGCGCTGGATGAGCTTGATGATCTGTTAGCTCAGCGCAAGCAAGACGTGGCCATGCGCGAGGAGGAGCTTCGCAAGCTTCAGGCTCAGTTGGCTGAGAAAGCGCCGCCTGACCTTAAGGGTGCTCAAAAGTGGACAAGCACCATGGGTGGCGATGACGTTCCGCTCGAGCAAAAGATGCAGGCCGAGAACATGAGGTCAAACAACCCAAAGGGCGGCCAAGCGATCATTGATCAAAACACAGCCGCGAAGCAAAGGCTGGAGAAGATGGGTCTGTCAAACTTCAGCCTAACCGAGCCCGCCCCGGGCCAACTCGCCGTACCCGATGAGATCGCCGCCGAGCGCAAAGCCAAGCTCCTTGCCGAACAACAAGCCCAAAGCAAAGCCGTTTTGGAGGCCCAGCGCAAAGCAGAGATTGCTCGTCAGCAAATGGAAGAAACCCAACGCCTACACGAACAAGCCACCAAAGCCCACGCAAAGACTATGTCGACCTCAAGCAAAAGCGCCGCTGAATTGGGTGGGGAAGTTGAAATAGCTAGGACAATGGAAAGGGATGCGGCAAAACGCGCCCCAACAGGACTGGGTAAGGCGGGCGTGTTTGCTGGTAAGGTGGCTGGCAAGACCATAGGGGCACTTTCGGGGATTGCTGTGCCGCTTGCCGCAGATGAGGCATTTAAGAGAAGGGCCAGTGGGGACTATGTTGGTGCGGTTTTGTCAGCCGCTGAGGCGGTTACAGCGGTGATGGCTATGTTGCCCCCCGGTACGCCCCTCACCGCAGGCCTGAAAGCCGCTGGCATTGGTGGCGGTCTTGCCATCGCCGTCATTGATCACTTCCGCAACAAGGGCGGTAAGCCAGCCGCTACAGCGCCTAAGCCAGCCAATACACCGCCAAGACCGCCAAGTGGCGGGTTAAGCCAGTACCAAGAAAGAAAGCCCAATGGCATCTACAAAGACGCCTATGGGCGGTATCATGGGTGAAGCAGTTGCCTGCTACCTTTGCCCCACTTCGGTGGGGCTTTTTTTATTTGTACTTCTTGATAAAAGCATTGAGCTTGCGCACCTCGCCTTGAGCCCACTTTTGTTGTTCAGGGCCATTCTCGCCCTGCAAGTCCTCGTAGTTCCAATGAGGGTTGGTGCCATCCAAAAATAAACCAAGGACGTGTTTTGCTTCGTGCAAGATTTCAGAATCGGTGTAGTCCTCGATTTTCTTTTTGTCGTCAATGGCGATGTTTTCTAAGTCGTGCGCCAATTCATCAATTGCCAGTGCTGATTTAATAATTGCTCTCATTTCGGTTTCCTTCGCTGTTGATAAAATGTCCTAAGACCTATATATAACGCGCTAGGAACCGAATCGGTTGACAGGGTCAGCGGTATTTTTTTAGTTTTTCTTCCGACCATTGACTCAATTGAGCGCCAACATTCTCATTCAGGCTTGAAACAAACGAAATTGCCTCGCGGTAAGCACGCTCAGTCTTCTCGTACTCAACCGCTTTTTCAAGGTTCTCGGCAAATTGAATGTAGTCAATGTCGGTGGCCAACACCGCACCTACACGCGGGTGACCACTGTGAAAAAAGATCTCTCTGATTTTGCTTTCTGTCAGCATAAAACCTCACTTGTGTTTGTTTTTCAATTGCCAAAATTGGAGCAGGTT